TGCCGACTATCTGCTGGTCGAAGATGCTTTGGCCGAGTTCGAGTGTGAAGATATTTCTAGCCACGTTGTCAATGTGACCAAGTTGCAGAGGAAAATTGCCGAGAGCTTAACCTTCGGAAATGAGTACAAAGACTTTCCGAAAGCTGGTCGATTGGCAAACATTATGCTGCAAATGGGTTATCACAACATCGGAAGGTATAAGGACGACGACAGGAAAAACCATTCCATCTACTGCAAGGACGACAAAGAAAAGGCCGTCAACTTCAAACCAGTTCCATTCTGACCGAAGCCCCGAAAGGGGCTTTTCTTTTTGTCTCAGGTTTAAACCTGAGACGTCCCAAGCGTTATATTTGAGCCTGAGACAAGTTAAGTTATTGATTTTCCTTTTATTTATATACTCTGTCTCAATGTCTCAGGTATATATTAAATTAGTACACATAAGAGAATATATAAGGGTAAAAATAATACGTATATAAAGAATTTCTGGAAAACGCACAAAGTGCAGTTGGCGCATTTTCCTGAGACAACTTCAAAAAAAGTGATGTAAGTTGTTGAGTTTAAATGATAAAAGTCTGTCCCAAGTGTTTTTTAAACCTGAGTTTGTCTCAGGTGTACCACTGGTCGGAGCAGTGCCAGCGAAAAACCGCGCTATAGTGTGCGTGTTGATAACGATGGAGGTAAATGATGATTAAAGAAAACGGCGACAAACCAGCGGCACCAGTTGACGGAGCCGCGCGCTACAGCGGCCTAACCAAACGCGAAATGTTTGCTATGGCTGCGATGCAGGGGCTGCTTGCAAATTCCACAGTCAAGCTAAACATAGGGCCAACAGGTGCTGACAATTCAATACTGTCTGGAGTTTCAGTGGCATTAGCAGACGCACTACTCGCAGAACTGGAGCGCACAAAATGAACAAAAAACTAATCTTGGCAGGAATGGCGCTGGCGAGCGCAATCCTTGCTGACCAAACCACTGTTGCGCATTACCGCGACAGACTGATTGACACACACGAGTTCGAGGCTGTTTGCAATATGGCGTACGCCATCGGCGTTGAGCGCACCAAGCGCAAAGCTGAGCGCGTGCTGGATGCTGACAGGGAGCCAACAGAGGGCGGTATCGCTTTCTTTTATCGCAAGCGTGGCGTTATGGCCGCTATTTCGGGGTGCTAACCATGAGCAGTTTTTACGATAGCGTTTTTCTACACGATCACGCCGCCGATGCAGCAGCCGACCTCGACGCACGCCGCGACACAGTGGAGATTGAGCCAGAGCAGCTGGCGGAGTATTTGGCAATCCTGACAGACGCGCAGTTTGTGCAGTTTTGCGAGCTGGTGCTGGATGCCAAGGATGCCAAGCTGCGCTACATGGTGCGTGAGGTGATTTGTAAGGCGGTTATTGATAAGAAGGTGGAGGAGTTGAAATGAGACGGATGAATGAAGTTTTTGCGTTGCCGATTACAGGTGAAAATCTGAGCGGAACAATCAGGTCTGGAATGACAGACACAAATGAAGAATCAGCTATTGCACACGCCATCAACCACGTTGACGCGCTGGCGGATGCGTTGGAGTCGCTAATTAATTTCACATCATCGTTTGGCGCCCATAACGACAGCATTAGAGCGGCCAAGGCAGCGCTTTCCGCTTATCGAGGTAACAAATGACCGACGAACAATGGGAAACCGAACGCCAGCGACACGCTGAGTTTTTCGGCGGTCTTAGTCCGCAGCAGGAGTTTGACAGGCATACGAAACAACGCAAGGAGATGGAATCAAATGACGCTGACTGAATCGGTAGCAGAAGCGATTGCATATCATGCAGGGCACGATTCAATAACTGAGCGCGATATGCGCAAGGCGATTGAGACAGTTGCAAGATGGAATGAAAACAGGGTCGCAGCAGGTTTAAAGCCGCTCGACGAAAACAAGCAAGGCGTCATTGTTGGCGCTGTTATGGTGGAGAGTGATGATGAGTAACGACAAGATGCGAGATTGTTTACTCGTTAAGCGATTATGCAAGAAGAACAAAAAGAAGCCAATCAGTTCTATCAAGGATAGCTAGCGGTGAATTTAAAAAAAGAAGAGTCAACAAAGATATATTATCAATAACGGAGGTTAAAAATGGCTGACCATAAAGAAATTATCTACAACCCAAACGCACCAGAACGCACCACAAGCGACGAACTCCGCCAACCAGTATCAGCGGCAGACTTTTTGTCAGAAGGGCTTAAAACGCTTTCTGAGCGTGCTAGGCAGTACGATCCAAACGGCAAGAAAGAGCTTTCTTTTAACCAAGTCGCAGAGGCGTTTAATGCCGTGACAGGAAAAGCCATTAGCGGCGCTGATGTTTGTCTGATGTTGGTGATGCTTAAAATTGTGCGGCAGAATGCGACAGAGGGCTTTCACTTGGATAGCGCTGTGGATGGCGTTAATTACATGGCGCTGTGGGCGGAGTTGTTGGCAAATGAGTAAACGCAAGCCCCACAACCCAACCAAGCGCTTAATCACGCAATGCCAAATTGCTGTGAAAGACTTGGCGTTATCGATGGTGCAAAGCTGGCACGAAAAAGGCGTTGAGCTTCGCAAGTACGAGACGGGCAAGCCAATTAAAATCGGTCAATCTGTTGCGCAAGCACTAGACCGTTGCGCTTACAAGTGGGCGATAATGCTTATCGTGTACGCGCAAGATGCCAACGGAAAGCGCAAGGTTATCACCGATTGGCAACGACTGGCAGCACCTTATCGACATTGTGATTTAGTTGAATGGCTGCACAAGGAGCACTCCGCTATGATTCGCAACTGCAAAGCAGCTGTGGTTGATGCCGGATGGATTGCACTACCAGTACCGCCAGCATATCAAGACGAAACAACCGAGGCGGCGCTTGTTGATAAGCTAACGGCGCTGATGGATTATGAGGAGGTTTACCAATGAGCGGACTGAATTTATACAAAATCACCGAAACCAACGCAGACGGCACGACAAAGACCGACACGCGCACAAGCTTTAATGCGTATGATGCGTTAGAAGAATACTGGTTCGACAATCAGGAGAAAATCAATGCGGAGCAAGTTATTAAACTGTGCGCTGAGTTTGTGCGTGTGGCTAGCTAAAGCCTTTGTTATCCTCCTACTCACCGCCTCCGCACTCGCGTTTGTTGAGTTGGTTTGTCAGGCGCTGGATAGGCATCAGCAGTATGAGATGAGCCGCTAGAAATAGCGGCTTTTTTGTCTTATACTCGCTCAATCGGTGGTACCGACAAAGAGAGGAAGGCCGGTGGCTGAACTAACACCCAAACAGGAGAAATTCTGTCAATTATACGTGCAGCTTGGCAATGCAAGCGAAGCGTATCGACAAGCGTATAACTCAACAGCAAAGCAAGAGTCTGTTGCTGTTAGTGCGTCAAGGCTTCTTACTGAGGCTAATATAACCCTAAGGGTTGAAGAGATACGCGAAGCCGTGAAAGCAAACCACGGAATCACGCTTTCAGATATTCTTAGAGAGCTTGAAGAAGCGCGAAAAGCCGCCCTGTCTGCCGAAACTCCGCAATCATCAGCGGCTGTTGCTGCAACAATGGGTAAGGCGAAACTTCTTGGATTTGACCGCGAGAAGAAAGAAGCCAAATCATCAGAGCCTGTTGTGATTAACTTCGTCACCGCCAAGAAACCAGATGCCGTCGATTGATATTGCATTGACTGAGCCGCAGCTTGAGTTTGTCGCATCAATGGATGCGCATCCAGGTATTGTCGGTGGGCTGGGCAGCGGAAAGACACGCGCAGGAACCATGAGAGCGGTCGCGCTTTTACTGTCCGACCCTGGCGCAAATATCGGCGTATTTCTGCCAACATACGACCTTTTAAAACTTCGAGCTATGCCAGGCGTCGAAGAAGATTTGCAGATGGTCGGCGCTCAGTACACCATCAACAAATCAGAGTTTAGAATTGATGTGGCTGGTTACGGCTTCATCATCTTTCGCAGCTACGACAACCCGACGCGCATTGTATCGTTTGAGATTGCCCACGCCATCGTTGACGAAATAGACACGCTCAAGAAAGACCAAGCCGAATTAGTGTGGCGTAAAATATCCGAGCGCGTACGCCAAAAACGAGCAAGACCAAACAGTGTTGCGGTGGTAACGACACCAGACCAAGGCATAAACGGCTTTGTGTACGAAAAGTGGGTTAAGAAGCAGCAGAAAGGCTACCGCCTAATCAAGGCTCCCACGACGAGCAACCCGTTTTTGCCGGATGGCTACGTTGACCAAATCCGCGCCAACTACGACCCAATTCTCGCTGACCTATACATCAACGGCGAGTTTGTCAGCCTAAACGATAAGAAGGTCTACCACTTCTACAACCGCCAGCGGCACTATACGCCGCGCACAATCCAGCAAGGTGATTGGCTGCACGTTTCAATCGACTTTAACGTTGGCGGCTGTTGTGCGACTACATGGGTTATTGAAGATAACAAACCAAAGGCAGTTGATGAGTTTGTCAGTCATGACACGCAGGATTTTATCAACAACCTGACACGCTACGCAGGTCACAAAATAACCATCTATCCAGACGCATCAGGCGGAGCAAGTCGCACCAATGCGGCAGAGTCCGACATCAAGATGATTGAGCGTGCTGGTTACTCAGTTGACGCACCAAGTATGAACCCAGCTATACGCGACCGCGTCAACGCATTTAACGCACTCTTTGCGCATGGCCGAATCGAGATTAACAGCGACAGATGCCCCAATCTGGCAAACGCTTTAGAGGTGCAAGGCTACACTGAGCGCGGAGAGCCTGAGAAGTTTAACGACCATCCGGCAATCGATGACTGGGTGGACTCAAGCGGTTACTTCATACACCAGCGCTACCCAATCAACGCACCGCTTTCAGCACCACTCAAATGGGGCAGGCGATGACCGACTTATCCGAGCGCCAGCCGCATATTGTTGTAGTGTTACCGGATGGCGTGCATGTGTTATGCTTGACGGATATTCGCAGGCTTGCGCAAGGCTTGCCGTATCACGGAGACAAAGCGCAGATGATACAGATACTCGCAACAGCGGTTAAGGATTTGGCGGAATGAGCTTAACAGCAGACCAGCTACGGCACGAAGCGCTAATGCAGCGACTAGCGACCGACTTGCTCAAGACTAAGATTTACCCGTCATTGGATGCGGCGTACAAAGACGTTCGCACCATCCTGCTTGACGCTGAGCAGATTGGCAGTCCAACGGCATTAAACCGCATCAACAAAGCGGTAAAAGCTGCGCTGCTTGAGCAATTCAATCCAGCATGGCAAGACGTGACGAAAGAGTATCAAAAGCTGGCTGTTTACGAGGCAAGCTATTACGCCGAACTCATCGGTAAGTGGAATGATGTTGAGCTTGAAGTGCCTGGGAGCAAGTCAATCCTTGATTACGTCAATGCGGCTTTAATGGTACTTGGCGAAGGTGAGCGCGTAAAAGTCGGCGCATGGGCTGAATTCGTCAATACTGCTGCTGACGAATACGTGCAGCAGTATCAAAACCTTATCAAAGCTGGCTACGTCAAAGGCGCAACAGTGCAGCAAACGGCACGAGCGCTGAAAGTGTTTAACGATGGTTTGGCGCGACAACAGGCAGAAGCGCTGGCGCGTACTGGGTTGATGCACCACGCCAACAGTGCACGCGAAGCAATGGCAAGAGACAATGCGGATATTGTTGATAAGCGGTATTTTATGGCTTTGCTCGACAATCGCACGACTTTAGGCTGCCGCTCACTGCATGGGCGGACGTGGGTGCTTGATGATGACAGCTATGTCAGACTGCCGCGGCATTTCCGATGCCGCTCAAGCTATGTCTATCTGCTAGTTGGGCAGGATAAGCCGATTGGCATGGCTCCCGCTATTGGTTCAGGTAAAGACTATCCAACAGACGGAGAGAAGCCCGTCTACAAAGGCCGCAAAGATTCGGACAAGTTCACGGTTGAACAAGTGCCAGCTGACATAACACCAGACGCATGGCTTCGTCAGCAATCGCCTGAATTTATTATCGATTCGCTAGGTGCGACACGGGCAAAACTATTCATGGATGGCGGGCTTAAAATCGAAAGTATGAGCGATGCATTCGGGAATCCGCTAACATTAGACGAATTGAAGCAGCGTGACGCTGAAGCGTTTAAACGTGCAGGAATTTAACTAGGAGCATTAGATGCAAATTATCTTACATCCAGAAGCGGCGCTAATGCTGCCGAAAATCGAAGAAACACGCACCGCGCTGGCTGGTGAGTTTTTCGTGAAGCAAGCAGGGCGCGACCTTTTGCCGCATCCGTCAACCGTTGACACGAACACTGTGGAAGCCAACGAGCGTTACAACACATATCTTGCAAACGCTGAGTATCAAAACTACGGCGGTCAAACGCTTAACAGCCTGATTGGCCGTATGCGCATCAGTGACGCAGAGGTCACGATGCCTGAAAAGCTAAGCTACCTGACCGAATCCGCCGATGGCGACGGCACCACATTGCACGGCATGATGGAGCAAACCGCTGCTGAAGTTATGTCGGTCAAGTGGCAAGCACTGCTTGCGGACTATCAAGGCTTGTCGGATGTTGACCTGACTGAGCTGTCAATTGCTGACCTTCGCACGCTAAACCCGCGAGCCACCATCAAAGCGTACAACCGCGACAAAGTGATCACATGGTCATTCGAGCGCATCAACGGCGTGATGCAGTTAAGCTACATCCTGCTGCTTGAAGATGGCCAGACGTTCGACAAAGCCACGATGGCGTTAAAGCCAGTTAAGTCTTACCTGATTGTGGCGCTTGATGATGACGGCAATTACTACCAACAAAAAATCGTGCAGTCTGCCAGCAGCTCACTGGAAATGGGCGAGCCGTCCTATGTCATGGTTGGCGGTAAACCGTTAACGTGGCTGCCGATTGTGTTTGCATCCGATGAAGAAATCAAAGCGGGCTTGTTGCCTAAACAAATGGGTTTTATCAGTCCAATCTGTGACTTGGCATTATCACGCTACCGCATGTCGGCTGAGTACAAAGAAACCATCCGCAACCTGCCGCCAACGACTTACGTGTTTGGCGCAAAAGCTAACTTCATGGAGCAATTCCAAGCCATGAATGGCCGCGAGTACATCGAGACGGGTTCAGGCAGTCGCAACACGTTGCCAGAAGGCTGTAGCGTTGAGGTGGTCGGCTGTGACGTGCAGGTTAGCACGTATGAATCATATTTTGACCGCAACACCGAAGAAGCACGCCAAATGGGCGCAGTGCTGCAAGGTGATGTGAAAGCAGCAACAGCAACCGAGGCTGAGATTGCAGCGGCAGAAACGAATGCAAGGCTTGTGAAGCTGGCGCAAGGCTTAGAGACGGCTTATCAGAAAGCTATTCTCTACTGCGGCATGTTTGAGGGCTTATGGGCGCCTGATGCTATCGAGCAATCACAAGACCAAGTACAAGTTGCCATCCCTCGCACGTTTGCCAAATCCAAGTTATCCGTTGATGAAGTACGGGTTATCATGGAGCTTGTACTAGCTGGATTGAAGCCAAAAGAGCTAGCAATCCGTGAGCTTGCCGATGGCGGATGGTCACAAGATGACGCCGAAACAGTGCTCAATGCTATTGACAGCGGCGATAATTTGACGGCTTAGTAAGACAGGTATAAAATCACTACAGCGACGCGGTGCGTCATAACTAGAGGCGGTGCCTACAATGTTTGTTGAATCATTAGAAAAAGTGCCAGAAGATTGGCGCGATCAGTTTGTAGAGGTAGAAGTTGACGGTAAGAAAGGCTATCAAGACAAAGACAGCCTAGCGCTTAAGCAACTAGCGTTTAACGTCAAAGAAGAAAACAAGACGGTAAAAAGCCGTTTATCAGAATTTGAAAAGCAGCAAGCTGAAAAGCTGGCTGAAGCAGAGCGCAAGGCGCTTGAGAAGTTGAAGGCTGAAGGCAAGACAGACGAGATTGTTGCTGACCTTGAGCGCCGACATGGTGAGTCAATCAAGCAATTTCAAGAACGAATCGACAAGATGACTGGCGCTATTAAAGCTGAAAAGCGCAGCGCAGTTGTTGCGGATTTGGCGTCGGAATTAGCCACCGAGACAGGCTCAAAAGCATTCAAGCGACTTGTAGCAAGCCGTATTGATGTTGACCCTGAGACTGGCAAAGTTACGTTTTTAAATGATGATGGCGGTGCCTCGTCGTTGGACTTAGCTGGATTCAAGGCGGAGTTATTGAAAGATGACAGCTTTGCTCCATTGTTAAAAGGCAATGTCACTACCACAGGTGGCGGCAAGGCAAACGGCTCGACAGGTGCAGGCGGTGCCTCGACTGTTGGCAACTTAGGCGGCACACGCGACGAGCGCGTGGCTGCATTAGCAAAACGGTTTAAACTACCAACCAACTAATCGAGGTATATCATGGCATTATCACAAATGCAGGTTTTTAACGAGTACATCATGCCAGCGACTATCGAGACGCTTGGTCAGATGATTGACAAATTCAACCAAGCATCAAACGGCGCTATCCGTTTGACCACAACAGGCTTCACTGGTGACTTCTTGCAAGAGTCTTTCTTTGCATCAATTCACTCAGCGCAACGCCGCGTTAACCGTTACGCCGCTCAAGCATCAGCGTCAGCAACCGACTTGAGTCAACTGAAAATGTCGACTGTTAAAGTCGCTGGCGGTTTCGGCCCAATCCGTTTTGAGCCTTCACAGCTGACTTGGTTAACCATGCCAACAGCCGCAGGTATCGAAGTGGCAAGCCGTAACTTTGCTGAAGCTTTGTTGGCTGACCAGTTGAACACTGCAATCCTAGCGTTACGCGCTGCAATTTCAGGTCAAGCTGCCGCCACTAACGACGTATCTGCAACAGCTGGTATCAACTATACCAGCATGAACGGCGCGCACGCTAAGTTTGGCGACCGTTCAGGAAACTTAGTTGCTACTGTTGTTTCTGGTGCTACCTACCACAAGTTGATTGGTGACAACCTGACCAACACGCCGCAACTGTTCCAATCTCAGAATGTGCGCGTTGTTGATATCTTAGGTAAAGCCATGATTGTGACCGACGCCCCTGCATTGCGCGTAGCTGGTACGCCTAACAAGGTTTATGCGCTGTCACTGGTTGACTCTGCTGCCGTGGTTCACGATGCTGGTGATGTTATCAGCAACGTTCAAACCAATAACGGTCAGACTCGTATTGAGACAACACTCCAAGTAGACTACTCGTTCGGTCTTGGCTTGAAAGGCTATACATGGGACGAAACCAACGGCGGCAAGTCACCGACTGACGCAGCACTTGGCCTTGGAACCAACTGGGATAAAGTGGCCACCGACATTAAGAATACGGCTGGCGTGGTTACCATTGGTGACGAAGCCAAAGCTTAATCATTGATAAAAAAGAAAGGGGCGAAAGCCCCTTTTTATATTGTGCATCCTTCGTGAATCCTCCTTTTTGCCTCAATGTAAGCCTTTGCCGCATCCTCTTCTGTTTTGTGGTAGCCAAGAAATATGTATTTTCCTTTATGGTATATCTTAGCCCTCCACCTGCCATTAAAGTTAGAGACACCAAGACTGCCGCTAGTTTTATTTCTCGAGTGCGCCTTTGTTTGATTTTGCTGGTTCTTGCAGTTAGTCCCATCTCGAAGGTTTGATATTGAGTTGTTCAGTCCGTCCCCGTCTATGTGATCAACTATAGCTGGCGGCGATTCTTTGTAATGAATAGCCCAAGCTATTCTGTGAGCTGCGTATACCCTACCTATGAATGTTATCTTCCTGTAGCCGAGATACACGCTACCCGCCTCGTTTCCTTTCTTTGCCTTTCCGACAGAGTGCCTCCAGTGCAATTTTCCTGTCTCTGGGTTATAATCCAGAAACGCAGAAAGAAGTTCATGGTCAAAATCGCTTCTACTTTGCATATCCCAATCCTTATTGTGTTTACGTTAGCTAAAATTATAGGGACACTTTTATCATGAGTCAATTTAGTAAAGTAGTTTATTTAACTCCACCAGTAGCGATTGATTTAAAGCGCGAGTGGAATAGAAAAGGTTATCGCGTTGATGAAATTCAAAACATGCCAGAAGGCTTTGAAAATCCAACCGAAGACCCAAAACCAGAAGTTAAACCAAAGAAGGCCGCTAAATAGCGGTCTTTTTATTTGTTAGGAGTTGTAATTATGGCCAATCCGCCAAATGGCTTTCCAGCGCGCTCGATGCTTTATGGAAACACGCTTGACCGTGTCGCAACGCAAGCACTCAACTATCGAGACGACGCGATAAGCCGCGGCCTTGGGTACTACTCATACCGGACGCTATCGATTGCAGCAGGTGCAAAGGCTTATATTCGCTTTGAGTGTCCGCCGGATAAGTACGTGGTGCTTCTTGGCCGCGACATCACGATGAACAAGGAAGCGCTGATTTATCGCACTTATGGCGCATATACCGGCGGCACTGTTGGTGCAGCGATACCAATCAAGAATCTGCGCAACGACACGGTCTATCCATCAACCAGTACTATCAACGATATCACGACACCAACTCCGACAGCAGCAAGCGAAGTGACTTACCTGCCACTCTATGGCTCTGTTGGCTCCGGCAATCGCGTTTCAGGATCCACAGACACAAGCGACACTTTCCGACTGCTTGCGCCTAGCTCCGTTTTCTTGATTGAGCTGGAAAATACTTCAACATCAACAAACTCTGTTTTTGTGCAGTTTACTTGGTTTGAGTTATCCACCCAGGTGATTTTGTAGCACTGGTCGTACCACTTCCGCTGATTGGCTGCGCTATAGTTAACGCACCTAACAACGGAGGATGGTATGAATAAACGAGAATTCACAAAAACAATGACCGGTGGTTATGAACGGCTTGAGCCTACAACAGACGCCGCCCGCGGCTACATCAACGGCTATCGTTACGGTATTGAGTATCCGACGAATGGCAAGAAGCCGGATTTGGACGGTGGTGTTGTAGTAAAAGTAGCTGGCAAATTCATAAATGGTGGATGGTACTCGTATAACTATGCCGTTGCTGACACAGACTGGTTGGATGCAACGACATTCAAAATCACTGACCGACGCTACAAACCAGCAGATACGAGTTATTTAGAAACACCTGCACTTGAGCCAGTGCCGCAAGAAGAAAACTGGTACGACTACGACAACCAAAAAGCGATTGCGTTGCCGCCGGTTGGTGTTGAGTGTGAATTCTTATACCGGTTTGGCTCTTCTGAAAAATGGTCAAGAGGTCAAATTAGGTATGTTGGCGTTGATTTGTTTGTTGAATATGACGGTAACGAAGAAAAAGCGCATTTTATGGAAAATGCATCATTCCGCCCACTCGACCACAACCGCAAAGCCGAAGCAGAGAAAAAGCGGGTTGTTGATGCTGCTTTTGCTGCACTGACAGAGTTTCGCACAGCAAACCAAGTGCTTGGCGAGCTCTACGACGCAGGCTATTTGAAACTGCCCACAAAATAACCTACACTAAATCGCCGGAGCTTCTCACGGATGAGTCACGGCGTAGGAATCAACCAACTAGGAGCCACAATGAGCGGTACATCAACTAAAGGTTCAAAAGACAAGAAAGACAATGCAAGTCGGAAACCTAAACGTAAATAACTACGACCTGACTCTTGCCGTTTTGTGGTGCATTGTTGCACTGCTTAACGGCAGAGCTTTTATTATGCTGGCATCACTTGCGGCTTACATAGCAATCCAAGCGGTAACAGCTACAGATTTTCAAGCCTTCTTAATCGTTTCTGCGTTTTATTTCTACTGCGCGCAGGCGAATATCAAAAATTTATCAACATTTCGTACAATCTTTTTGTGCTTTGGTACTGTATACTTTTTGGGTGCAATCGACCAAGCGGTGTACTACCACTTTGATTTAGATACACATTTTGACAGGATGCAGCCGTACCTGATAACACTAATCAACGCTTACGCGCTTGCTACATTAATCAGTGGCGGAGGCAGACAGGATGCCGGACTTATTGACTACATTTCTGCTAATTGTATGCGTTGGCTTAATGGGCTATCATTGCGTTAAGAGAGTCCAAAAGATTATCCGCGATGAAAGAGAGCATGAAAAGTCTACTAAATCACATGATTGATAACGTGCATGATTACACGTCAACGCTGACGCACAAGGCGATAACTGCGGCAGGCGGTACAAGCGCGGTTTATAACTTGCGTGACTACTTACCGGAGCCAGTCAACCACACAATCAACATTGTCTTGTCATTCCCTTGGATGGACTTTTTATCAGCAATCGCGCTTATACTGCTAATCGTTGAGCGGTCTTTTATCGTTTGGGCGCGCTGGCGTGAACATAAACGAGCAAATGCGGAGTCTAAATAATGACCATCACAGTCGGCACCAACGCATACTGCACACAAGCAGAGTTTGAAGCCTACGCTTGCGAGCGCGGTCTTTCCGTCGATTGGTTAACTATCGAATCATCGTTAGTGCTGTCGGCTGATTTTATTGACACGTATTACAACTTCAAAGGCTCACCAGCAGCATCAGACCAAGCAATGAAGCTGCCGACTACCGAGGTCAGCATTGCAGCCATCAAGAAAGCTGCATTAAAAGCCGTTGAGCTGCAACAAGCAGGGAGGTTAACGCTTGACGCCGCGACCATGGCTGGCGCTTTGATTGCTGCCGAATCCAAGTCGCTCGATGGCGTTGGCTCTAAGTCCGTTACCTACGAATCAGGCTCTCAAGTGACATACAAACCGCGCACGCCTGAACTAGACAAGCTGTTAGCGCCATTCGTACGTGGCTCAAGTGGATTGATGCGCGGATGAGTACCACGAAACAAGAATTCAAAGACCTAGCAAGCGAACTTATCGACGATGAGTTTGCCGACTTTCGCCAAACATTAGTAATCACTCGCGGCGGTACATATAACCCTGTCAGCGAATCCATTACAGGCGCAACGCAGCACACCTACAGCGCGATAAAATTCGCGGTTGATATGATGGACTGGCAAGGCACTGACGCGCAGCAGAGTGACACTGGCGCTGTTTATACGCGCATCGATTCTGTTATGCCATCCGTTGCGGATTATGTGACATTTGGCGGCGTTGCAATGTCGATTACTGCGGTCAAGTATGATGCAGCAGATGCGACGGTTAAGCTAACGTTGAGGGCGCGATAATGGCAACCTACGCAGACGGCTTATCAATCCACGTCGAGCTGACTGAATACACGTCGCAAGAAATGCGAAAGCTTGGCATATTGGCAGACCAAGCGATTGTATCAGCAACGCCATTTAGAGATGGCAGAGCCAAGGCTAACTGGTTGATGAGTCTGAATAGCCCAGAAACTGGAACAAACGACAACGAGTCAACGTTTGATCGCGTTGGCACCTTCTCGATTAACCTAGCAAAGTCAGTGATAGATAAATACCCAGCAGACTCGCTACCAGACATTTGGATTTGCAACAACCTTCCATACATTCAGCGCCTGAATGAGGGCTGGTCTGAACAGGCTGGTAGCAAGTACGTCGAAACTGCAATCGAACAGGCGGTCGCTTATGGCAGATAAAAGATTTTCAGAGGCAGTCAAGAGTATTGTCGCAAAGATTGCAAGCGCTCCGCCAGCAGGCGTTGCCATTCAATATCCTAATCAAGCAGGCTGGCAACAACCAGCAAACGCGCCATGGTCACGCCTAACCGTCATCAATACCGCATCAACTAACGTTGCTGTGGGTGGTGGCTCATCTTGGGTTCGACGCAACGGCTTGATTGTGGTTGACGTATTCACACCAAAAGGCTCAGGCGTCAACGGCAATCTTGCACTGTGCGAATCGTTTGTTTCGCTGCTTGAAAACACAGAATTCGGCAATGTAAAGACTTTTGAAGCAAATACCGCTAAAATCGAAGATGACCCTTGGATGGGTTATCAAGTCACTATCAACTTTTATTGCGAGGGCTTTTAAATGCCGACAACAGTAGCAGACCGTCAAATTGTTGGCGGCGATTGGAAGTTTTACCTATCACCTCAAACCGCGAAGGGCGCGATTAACGCCAGTCCAGTGTTTGAGCCTGTGCGCCGCACCAGTGGGCGCTTTAAAAAGTCGATTAGCTACACTCAGAGTTCAGAGGTTAGCTTAGACTTCAACGCCAGCAAGCAAGTGCAAGACACACGCGAGCTGATGGCGGAAATATCAACCGAAGCCACTAAGCAAAGCATTGCGTTGCTGCTTTCTGCAATCCATGGCACCGAGCAGGTTATCAGCTTGACTGGCACCACGTTCGCGGCAACTGCAACAGGATTCACCGATAGCGCTAACGGCTTTACCAACTTGGCTGTCGGTGACTTTATTTTCGTGACAGGCTTTGCCAATGCTGCGTTAAATATTACCTACCGCATCACAGCAAAAGCAAACAACGGCACTATCAGCACTTACCCTGCACCAGCCGCAACAGCAGCCGCTGGCGCATCGGTAACAATCAAGTGCAGCAAAACATACAACGCCAACACGCCGACCTATTACGCAGGCCAAAACCGTGTTATTGACGGTGCGTCAGTTGGCGGCATTAACTACGACACGCCGTATGATGGCATTATCAATCAGCAAACCGTTGAAGTTGGTGAGACTGGCATCATCACATCGACCGTTTCGATGATGTTTGAGCGTGACAGCGCAGCAAGTACAGCAATCAGCGGTCAAACCGATTCAGCGCTTGCTACTGATGCACCATTGTCAGCCGTGCAAAACGTGTCAAACTGGTATCTGAATAACCTAGTTGCGCTGTGTGAAGTTAAATCAACAAGCATTACCATTAACAACAACTACCAAACCGACCAAGCTGCGGGCTGTACGCCGCGCATGAGTCGCGGTCAGTTTGAAGTAACGTTAGAAGGCGCAAGCCGTTCAAGCATTGCAACATCCACTAAGATTCGCGACTTGTACTATGCAGGCACTCGTATCGCGTACGGTGTTGAGTTCGAACATGGCGGCGGTCAAAAGACTGTGATTCATCTGCCGCAGGTTGTTATCACTGAGTGGGATATGGAAGATGGGCAAAACGCCATCGGCTCTAACACCTACAGCGCATCAGCTGAAAAGTCCGACACACTTGGTTATACAGTGGCTATCTTCCGCAACTGGTCATAATCAGAGCGGCAGTATAAACTAGGGGCTTAACGCCCCTTTTTTATTGGTGAAACATGAACCTGTCAGACTACCGCGAATCAAAAGACAAACAGCAAAACGGCTCACCGATTTACGTTGGCTCCGCCGTGTTTTATGTACGCAGACTTGGCACGAAAGAGAGTCAAGAAGCGCTGAAAAACATCAAGCAAGCGCTGTATGGTCCATTTCACAAGATGCAAGACGTAGACAACAACCGTTTATATGGTCATTGGCTCACTGAATACGGCGTGACCAATTGGGAAGGCGTCAACGACCAAGACGGCGAGCTTGCCTACAGCAAAGACGCTGCCCGAAACATCTTTACCAATCCCGACTACTTCTTGTCGCTCAACGATATTCTGATAACTGCCGCTCTACGCTTTGAGAATTACCTAGCAGAAGAAACGCAAACAGACGGAGACAAGCTAGAAAAAAAGTAACGTCCGACTTTAACGGTCGGAATCTACAGGATGATTACAAAACAGCACTGCTGCTCGATAAGTTTGAAGGAACAAACCATGCCGCCGAAGTGTTGAGGGAAATGCAGGCCATTGAGCTTGACGAAAGGCAGGCGGCTTTAATCATGGCATTTTATGATGCGCGCAGAGAGTGCGAGCCAGACAGACGCATCCCGTTAGCGACTTTACAAGCGGTTACTGCTAATATTGAGTATGAGCAAGATTTAGCAATTACTGTGCTGAAAAGATTGGATGACCATTTGATGAAACTGATTAACGACAAGCGGCAGCGCGAGATTGACGCATTAAAGCGAGGTGCTAAGTGACTGACAAAATCATTCGCGTAAAAATCGACGCAGGCGACAGCGCTGCGCAGATTAATCAGCTTGATAAGTCGATGGTGGGTTTGGGTACGTCCGCCGACAAAACAACGGCAGAGATTAACCAGTTAAACCAAATCAACACGCAAACCACCAAAACAGCGCAAGCAGTCAATCAGGCGCTTGGCGGCACATCACAAGGTTTAGCTGGCTTTGGTCGCCAAGCTGGCCAAGCTGGTATCCAGTTGCAGCAATTCGTCGGACAGGTGCAGGGCGGCGTTTCGCCATTGGTGGCGTTGTCACAACAAGCAGCTGACTTGGGTTATGTGCTTGGCTTTCCGCTACTTGGTGCTGTAGTTGGTATCGCTGCGGCGATTGGCGGGCCACTCATTAGCAGTTTTATCACCGCTGGCGACGAATCCGACAAGTTGAAAGACAAGTTAGACGACCTGCAAAAGAAAATTGCTGACTTGGACTCTGAAAGCAAAAAAGCATTTACGCAAGTTGAGCTTGGAAAGCTAAACACCGAGTACGACAAGCAGCTTGAGAAAATACAAGCGCTGCGCCAAGAATCTGCGCGGCTAACCGATGAGCTTAAAAACGCATCGGGGCCAGCGCAAGAGCGCCTAGCGACACAGCTAACGGCGGTCGGTGAAGCGACAAGAAAGGCAGAGAAAGAGTTAAAGACAATCAAGACAACGATTGACGACACAAGCCGAACCATCAACGAGTCATTGGTTGATGGCCAAAACAACGCCATTGACAAAACTGCAAACCTAACGCAGCAGCTTGAACTGCAACAAATCGCACTAAAACAAGGCGAGCTTGCCGCGCTATTGCAAGCCGCTGCAATCCAGACTGGCGCGGATTCGGTTGAGAACCTTGACGCTAAAATCAAGGCGCTGATTATCAGTAACTATGAGCTTGAGCAAGCGCAGAAGGCACAAAAAGAATCCCAAGCCGCACTAACCGCAGAAATCAACGCAGAAGCCGCTGCATGGGCTAAGCAAAGCGAGCAAGACCAACGCAATGCAGAACGAGCGCGACGAGACCAAGAGCGCATCGACCAGCGGCTTGCGAATATGCGGCTTGAGACGCAAACGATGGCGAGCGAGACAGAGTTGCAGCGTGGCGTTATGGAAGGTCGATTTACAGAAGAGCAAGCAAGACTGGCGCAAGAAACGGCTTATCGAATCATGGCAGCCACGAATGAATATCAACAGCTGCTTGAGATTGACAACATCAGCAACGAGCAGCGACTTGCGGCGGAGCAGAGTTATCAAGACCGACTGTATGCCATCAACGAAAGCGCAGCGCAGAAGAAAAAGCAGCTGCAAGAGTACGAATCGAAAACGCGCCTGATGCAGATGGGGCAGCTTGGCAACTCGTTAATGAGCCTTGGACAAGGGCAATCCAAGTCCATCTTTGAGACTGGCAAGAAACTAGCTTTAGCGCAAGCTGTTGTCGCGCTGCCTGCCGCAGTCATGGAGTCGTACAAGAATGGTGGCGGTTATCCGTGGGGCTTGGCTCCTGCTGCTGCCATGCTGGCGACTGGTCTGAAAAACATTCAAAGCATCAAGTCTACGTCATTCGATGGTGGCGGCGGTGGCGCATCTGTTGGCTCAGCAGCGGCTATGTCGACGCCAACACTACCAACAACACCACAGGCTGCGCCGAATGTCGGGGCGTTTGAGATTCGCGGCTTGACGCAGCTATCTGACCAGCTTTCTCGCCTTGATAACGACGAAGTGTTGCCAGTATCATTTACAAAACGTTTGGTCGCGTCGCTGGATTCAGTGCAACGCCTACAAGGGGCTTAACATGGATTTATTTTTATCACCTGAAGCGGTTGTCGCTGGCGGCTCTAATACCAAAGCAACGTTTATCCTGTACAGAAGTGCCATGCAAGGCGCAACAGTCGTTAGCGGTGGCGATGTGTCGCGGCTGCACGACTGGATGACCAACATTCTGTACAGCAAGCCAAGCGGCACGAATACGGTTGAAATATCGTTTACTAGTCAGCCAATCAACTGCGTTGGGCTTGCTGGCGTCAACTGGTTATCTGGCGGCGTGGATTGTGCTTTTTATACATGGGACGGGGCAGCGTGGCAGTTGCAATGTAACCTATCCGCTGACGAAGACTCTGCGCCAGTTATGCGCGTGTTTACGCAGGTTGAAACAACCAAAGCTAAATTCGTGTTTACCAGTACATCAACGCTGTACGTTGGTGAAGCTGCGTGCGGTGAAGCGCTGCAAATGCCGTCTTTACCTGCTGTTGGTTTGCAGCCGTCCGAATGGTCGGATGATGACGATATTACCGCCAGCACAACGCAATCGCTAAACGTTGGCGCATCAACCATCGAGCGCAAAGGTTCGACGCAGGTCATGCAGTTTAACTACATATCGCCAAGCTGGATGGATGGGCAGTTTAAACAGTTTCGCGCTATCGCCAAGGGGCGTCCAGTGTGGTGCGGCTGGAACCAATACGACAGACAAGGTGCTGTGATTTTCGGGCACTGGGAAGCGTCAAAGCCCAAGTTTGATACGTCGTACTTCACATCGTTACAACTAACTATCCGAGGTGTTAGCGCATGAGTTTTGACACTATCAAGCTAACCAGCCAACGCGAAGCCTGCACCATCTTCGAGTTGGATTTAGATATTAATGATCCTGCGCTGGATTCAACATTCGCGCAAGACCCATCAAGCTATGGCACGCCAAAGACCACTGATGACGTTAGAGCGTACAAAGAAGGCGAGTTTCGGACGTACCGCTATGCCACGACGCGCATTGTTAACTTAGACTGCTTTCCGTATCTCAAAGACGCCAAGAGCAACGCACCGAAAGCAAATCCAGGTATCGATATCGGCTTTCGCGCATCGGCTAATATCTCGCTGTCGGACTTCATCAGCACAGACGCTTTTGAGCTGCAAGGCGCGTATGCAGACAGGCGCGTTGATGGAAGCCACTGGGCGAAGTTGTTTGCGCGCAACTTCGTGAAAAACCGACCTGCACGCATCAAGCGCGGGTACTTAGTTAACGGAGTTTATGATGCTGCAAACTTCGTGACAGAGCATTACATCGTAGACGAATTCCAAGGCGTGACGCTTAAGGGCGATGTGTCGTTTTCATTGGTAGATGTGCTGGCGCTAACCAACGGCATCAACGCCAAAGCGCCTGAAACAAGCAACGCCACGTTAAACGCGGCGCTTGTGGTAGCGAGCACGTCAGCAACCATCAACCTTGAAAGCGGCTTAACGGCGGCAGAGATAACAGCTAAATTTGGCGCTAACGGCGCGACAGGCACGCTTGCTATCGACAGTGAGTACATCGGCTACACGGTCACAAGTGCAACAGGTGTTGCTCCTGTGGTCGTATCGCTAACGAGTCGCGGCTTGTTTGGCACTGTTGCTGCTGACCATGCTATCAATGCAACGGTGCAGCGGTGTTTGGCATGGCCAGCGCTAACCAACATCATCGATATCATTGACACGTTACTGCGCGACCATACCGATATAGATGAGAGCTATATTCCATCAAGCGAATGGGCAGCGCTCAAGGCTGGTGAGCTGTCCGGATTCATGTTGAAAAACTGCATCGCCAAAGAGACTGAAGTTAAAAAGCTGCTCAATGAATTGGTGCAAATTGCAGGCTTGACCATGTATGTTGATGTGGTTGAGCGCAAAATCAAAATCACAGCAACACCTAATTTCGATTCACCTGTAATTACATTCAACCAACGAGAGCATTTAGAGCTTGGTACGCTTACTGTTAGAAACAAGTTTGATAAGTTGGTTACGCGCCAGTTGGTTAGTTGGGCTCCGCTTGACTACTCCAAGGATGAGCAAAACAACTACCAAAAAACGTTCCGAGTTGCCGCAATCCTTGAAGAAGATAAAAGCCGACTTGGCACCAAAAGCGCAGGCGCTGACGTTGTTTCTAGATGGCTACCAAACACGCCAGATGGCAACCAAATCGCAACAGGCATCGCACAGCGCAACGTGGCGCGGTTTAGTCAAGTACCTGTTGAGGTCAGCTTTGAAGTGGATTCAGCATACATCGGCACTGTGACAGGCGGGCGCATGTGGCTTGGTTCAGTCTTTGGCGTTGAGACAGTCAACACAGTGTATTGCAATGGCGCGTTTCAGCCTGAGCTGCTGACCTGCCAGTGTATCGCCATTGCTGCCACAAATCGAGCCGACAAATGGCGCGTGACTGGTATTAGCTATAAGGCAAACGTACCTCCAAATGCCGATTACTACATCGACGCTGGCGAGTATTACAACTACATTCTTGCTGATAACTTCATCTTTGACGAAGCGCGGGAATACATCGTTGTCATCAACCAAGGCGCTGCGTTCGGCTCGACTTCGACGGCTTGGGCGGCTTTCCGTCAAGGCACTTTCCCAAGCGGAGCGACACTAAAACTAATCAACCAAGGTCAGCTTATCGGCAAAGGTGGCGCTGGTGGGGTGGGTGCTTCGCCTGAATGGGATAGTGAAAACCAAGTCTGTAACAACGTGCTTGGCTTAAACGGCGAGCTTGGCGGCGCAGCGCTTGAGCTGTCTACCGATTGCATCATCGATAACTCGTTTGGCTTGATTGCATCGGGCGGCACTGGCGGCACTGGCGGTTTCGGCTATTGTGTTGGCGCTATCACGTATGCTGGCGGCGGTGGTGGAGGTGGTCAAGGCTTATCTGGTGGCGTTGGCGGTAGTGCTGGTACTGGCACAAGACCAGCGACTAATGGGCAAGATGGCACTAAAAACTTCGGCGGCATAGGCGGCACTGGCTTTACAGGCGCTGGTGTAGGCTTCCAAGGCGGTGCGCTTGGAGGTTACATTGCGATTAAGAAAAACGGCAAGACGCTCACCATCACAGCAGGCAACAACAGCGAGCAGGTGCGTGGCACGATTGTTTGATATACACTAGACTGATTGAGTTAAAGGAGCTTTACGAATGCAAAAATACAATGGTCAGTTAATCCGTCAATTCGCGTCTAGTGTTAGCGGTAATGCGGCTAGTGGCGTTACTGTGACGGTGCGCCGCAAGTCCGACAACGCACTTGCTACGCTGTACGTGGACAACAACACAGCAGGCGCTACGCTGTCGAATCCGATTACGACCACCGATAAAGGCTTTTTTGCATTTTATGCCGCAGACGGCGTTTATACGCTGACATTCTCGGACAATACGCCGCAGCAAGTTATTCAACTGCAAGACGTTGCAGCGCTGCAAGACCAATTCGACAGCGCGGTGCTTAATGCTGGTTATATTCCAAGCGGCACGTTTGCGGCTGGTGCTACGCTGACGCAAGCAAATCAGGTGCTGTCTGATGGGTCAAGTTATTGGCGCTGGGACGGGTCGTTTCCTAAGACTGTAACGGCTGGTAGTGCGCCTACTCCGACGGGTGTTGGTGGGTGGGTTGTTTTAAGTGACTTTGCGTTAAGAAATGAACTAGCATCCACAAGCTCAAGCGTGCTGGTTGGCGGGGTGTCTGCTGCAATACTTGGAAGCCGAGGCAATAAGTGGGCCGTTGTTACAGATCCATCCTTTGGCGCTGACAACACTGGAGCTGTTTTTGCGACAGATGCGTTTATGGCGGCTCAGGCCAACAGTAATTTTATTATTGTGCCACCAGGGATTTACGCTATGGACCCAAGCAAAAAGGTGCGAATTTTCAGCGGAAAGACTTGGTTTTTCATGGGGGCAACATTCACGAAGCCAGCTGGCGCTGGGACTATGTTTGCCGCTGAATTCGAAACAGACTTCAATCTTCTTGGGGCGGCTACTTTCGTAGGTAACGCAACGCAGTCTGACGTACAAAACAACACTGGGTTTACTGGTGAAACAGGATTAAGGATTGAATCTTGTGCAAGGTACAAAGTTGGAGATTTCAAATTCAAGGGGCTTGCTGGATATGGCCTCAAGATGACCGGTTCTGCTGGCGCTTCACCATATTTTGGCGAGCGCGGTCGCTTTGCTTCAATCAGTGCATCACTATGCCATTTCGGGATTGATATAGATGCTGGAAACGGCAGCGAATACAACACATTTGTCAACTACGACTTGTCTAACAACAGGGTTGGACTACGGCTTGGCGCAGGAAATAACACATTTTCAGGCGGCAGCATCACTGGGAACCGATACGCAAACGTCCAGCTCACTGGTGGTCAGAACAATGGCCACGGTGTTATGTCATCAACAACAATAAACCATGCTGGCGTGTACAACTTGCTTGCTCAGGATGTAACAGTTGGATTTACGTTTGCTGGATGCCATTGGTTTGGCAACGCTGCAAATTCATCGTCTGGTCAAATATTTATACAAAACTCTGACGGAATTGTGCTTGATGGTGGGACGCTGGACTGCTGGGTTAACGTTTGGGGTGGATCTCTTAGCGGTTATCACAAGATATGCAATATGTGGTGCTCTGGTGGTTATGGCAAGGTCAAGATATACGACGACTTAAATCTACGGCCAACAAACATGCTTGTTTCTGGGTGTTTTGGCGCTGGAGCGAGGGATGCTGTCACAGGAGACTGTATCAATTCTCCAGACGTTTATGTGTCTCTTGGTCGTGGACCCAACGGTGGGCAGATACTGACGCTCGGAACTTATACGGTGCTTCAATTCCCATCAAATTTAGTGCTTCGGGATGATCGCAGGGCTTGGAATTCATCTACAAACTTATTTACTGTTCCTGCGCAGATGGGTGGTATATATAAAATTTCTTTTAGAGCGACATTTCAAACAACAGGTACGATTGATATAAAGACAAGCCGCCTAAGAATATTGAAAAATGGATCAACCACAGGTATTACATACCGAGCTTATAGCAAGGGAGCGGCAGCAGATAACACCGATATCATCAGCATCGATGTTAATGAGCAGGTATTGCTGGTTGACGGCGATACCTTGCAATTTGAGGCAAAAATTGACGGAACAGGTACGCAGGTTTTTTCAGACCCAGATAGTCGGATGGTTCTTGAAATAATAAAAATCTAATAGGTGCAGATAAATGCCAAAATTCATTCTCGGAAAGCGCTCTACAGACAACCTAAACGGCGTCCATCCTGACCTTGTGCGCGTAGTGAAACGCGCCTTGGAGCTTTCCGAGGTGGATTTTACTGTTATCGAGGGGCTGCGCACGAAAGAGCGGCAGGCGGAGCTATTGAAACAAGGCTTCACTCGCACCATGAATAGCCGTCATATCATCGGGCAGGCGGTTGATATTGTGCCGCTACCTGTGGATTGGAATAACAAGGCGCGGTTTGGCTTGGTAGCTGCCGCGATGAAAGCGGCGGCGGCTGAGCTTGGCGTGAAAATCACGTGGGGCGGTGACTTTAAAACGTTTGTCGACCTGCCGCATTATCAGATAGAGGTAAAGTAATGGACCCACTAAGCGCACTATTCGACCTTGGCAAGACAGCCATCGAAAAAATATGGCCAGACCCGAGCAAACGAGCTGAAGAGCTATTCCGACTTGAGCAGCTAAAACAGCAGGGAGACCTTGCGCTGATGAAAGCGCAGGTTGACTTGCTGCTGGGACAGATTGAAGTCAACAAGATTGAAGCTCAATCTTCATCGCTGTTTGTAAGCGGCTGGCGTCCTTGGGCTGGCTGGGTTGGCGGCGTTGCGTTTGCTTATGCGTCCATCGTTGAGCCAATAGCGCGCTTTGTGGCCAAAGTGGTTTATGACTATCAAGGCAACTTCCCCGAGATAAACACCGAGCTAACCATTCAAGTGCTGCTTGGCATGTTGGGTTTGGGCTTGATGCGCAGCTTTGATAAAAAGCAGGGGACTGATACCAAATGAAACTAATCTTCGGACGCAACAACCTTCCGTTTTCATGGCTCATTAGAATATTTACGTGGTCCCGCTGGTCGCATGTTGGAATCGTTGTCGGTGATAAAGTCATCGAAGCCACAGCGCTGCACGGCGTGGTAATGACGCCAATCGCTGATTTTATCAAGCGCTACAACGACCATTCGTACGCCACCATGCTGACAGAAAACGACGACGATGCAGAGTTTCGCGCATTGCAAGAAGTCGGCAAGAAATATGATTTCTCCGCTATATTTGGTATATTGTTTCGTAGCGGTTGGAATCAAGACAACGCTTGGTTTTGCAGCGAGTTAGTCGCTCATGCCGCTGGCACGTACCGAAAAGACCGCGTTAGTCGGATAACGCCAGAGATGATTTGGAGTAATAGCAAATGACGTTGATTGAGTTAGCGAAAGAATTGAGCAAGCCAGAATATGCAACGCTCGACAACGCGCAAGCGCTAGCCTACTTGAAAGTACAGACAGTGCAGGAGTCGAATCTAATTCCTGCAACAACGGTAAATCAGATGTTTGCAAAGCTGGATTTGACAGGCTCCATCCAAGATATTGCCAACGACAGCGCAAGCCCGTTTCGCCACAAGATGGCGTCTGTGATTTTGTCTATTACCGGCAATCATCCGTTTAACTTTATTCAAGGCACAACGGCAGGCGATGGCAATTTACAAATGTTGGACGCAATGATTGCGGGAATTCCAGCGATGTCGGCAAAGCTGACGCAATTTAAAAGTGCTATGTTTAGCCTGTCGAATTACAAGCCTCGCTTTCCGTCGGTTACGCTTGATGATGTTATCAAGGCTCGCGCCGCTCAATTGTCACCTACTGACACGTGGCAACCGCTCGCAACATCAAACAACGCTGTCAACATCTGGCTAAGAACCAAAGCGCCAGAATCAACGCATATCGTCATCCAACACCAAGACGTTTTACCAGATGGCAGCTTGTCCGATTGGCGGCACAGCACAGCGGTTCATGGTGTTGAGTTGGTAGGTGAGTATCAAGCCGCGATACCAACAAAAGCAGGCAGGTCGTATCGCTGGCGGTGTGAGTATGCGCTTGACTGCGTGGTGAGTTAGTTATGCCTTACTACCTTAACAATGCATCATCATCCAGCGCTGCGGTAAATATACCATCAATCGTTGTTGGTGCTACGGTTGGTGATTACATAGAGGTCAAGGCTGTTGCCAACTCTGGCAATCCATCAAACAACTACCGTGTTATAGGTCAGCAATCTGGTTTCAGCAATTTCATTGAGATACGGCCAGCATCTGCGGCTCTTGCGTGCGGCGGCAGTAGCGTAACTTTTACGACTGGGTACACTCAGCCAGCTGTCGGCACAATATTTACAGTCAGATTCACTCGCGCAAGCTCAACAACTTGGCGGTGCACATTCAACGGCTCCGTCCTTGGTTCAGACCTGTTTAACAGTGCAAACCTAACAATTGACTGTATTGGAAGGTTTGCCAACTCCACGACAGAGGCATTTCGCGGCGGATTCTATTATGTCGCAATCAGCACAAACGGCGGCGCATCTGCAACGAGATACTACGACCCGTCAGGAACCAGTAGCGGCACAATACTACCTGACACCGTAAATAGCGCCAATAATGGCACGCAGGTCGGCACATGGCCAGCCAACGACTCAGAATGGGTTTTCTACAGCAGCGGCGGTACAGCCTACGCCGACCTACTAAACGGCGCGACATTCAGCAGCAGCGTCGGCGCGCTTGTATCATCAATAGCGCACTTGGATGCGCTTGTTGGTGTTACGTACACGTCTAGCATCGGCACGCTTGCGTCGTCAACAGCGCATACAGACGTTTTAAATGGCGTTAGCTACACATCATCAGTTAACAGCCTAAACGCAACCCGCGGTTATGGTGACATGTTAAGCGGATTAACGTACAGCGCATCAGTTGGGCAGCTTGACGCAACTCGCGGTTATTCGTCATTGCTGGTTGGTGGTGCGTATGCGTACACTGTCGGCAACTTGGAATCAACCAACACAAGCGCAGCAGGACGCGACGATGCACTTCAAGGAGTTAACCTATCGCTTGTTGTCGGCTCGCTTGTATCGACCGTGCAGCGCAATACAACGCTTGCAGGATTGAGCTATACATCAGCTGTCGGCAATCTATCCGCATCGCTTGCGTACAATAGCGCACTGCTTGGCTTGACGTACAGCACATCGGTCAACACGTTACTGCACACATGGTCGGGCGAAGTGACAGTAACGATTGAAGGTTATACAATTAGGTATGCCGACAGCATTGTCGCTGCGGCGTATGCAAACGACATTATCAGCGCAGGCTACGCTGCGGACATATTGGAGCGAATTACATGGCAACACTAACGGCAACTAAATTTCAATCATTTTCAGAGGCGCTTTGCGAGAAGGTGCATAACCTTGGCTCTGATGCGCTCAAGGTTTATCTGACAAACGCAACTCCAAACGCTGCGACACACACAGTTAAGGCTAACGTGGCAGAGATTGCAGGCGGTAACGGATATACAGCTGGCGGTATCGCTGTAACAGTTACAGCATCGTCGCAAACTGGGGGTACTTATACGCTGGCGGTTAACGTTGATACCACGATTACGGCAACTGGCGCAGTTGGCCCATACACTCACTACGTGCTGTACAACGACACGGCAACAAACGACGAATTGATTGCATTCTGGCCGATTGGTTCAAGCGTTACATTGGCAAACGGTGACACGCAGCGTATCCAGCTGTCCAGTCCATTAATCACATTGTCATAAGGCGGTGACGTATGCAAAACGTCATAATAAAAGGCAAGGACAACCCTGTAAGGCTAACGTTTAGCTTTACGGGAAGTGTTACGCTTGCCTCGTTTACATCGCTGACGCTTACCATTGGTGGCGAGTCGTACACGACAGCAGGCGGTAAGTTGACGGTTGATGGCAATGATTTGGTGTTGTCGATTGGCGACACAACTGCGCTTGCTGCTGGTTGTTACCATCCTGAGATTGTCGGCTATTCAACGCAGTTTAACGATGGCTATTTACTTTCAGGTGAAAAGCTGCGAGTATTACAGCAACCTATCGTTATTCGTTGACATTCTCCACGTTCTCCACCGTTGTTAGACCTTTAAGCCGCTTTATGCGGCTCTTTTTTTACGTTGCGGCTCAACGCCAAGCCGTCGAAAGATTCCTGTTAAGCAACCGACGCTAACGTTAAAACTAGCGGCAAGCTCTGCCATGGTCATCTTTGACATTTGGTACATCTGCACGGCTGTGGATGTATCGTGCGGTGTTAGCTTTCTGGAAACGCTTTTGCATCGTCTCTCTGTGATTCCGTGGCGTTTTAATGCGCGATAGATGTTTGTTTGCTCCAATCCGTACTTTTTGGCAATTTCAGCAACTTTGATTCCCGCCATGTAATCTTTGGCAATGTCATCATCTCGCTGCTTAATGTTCTTGAATCTGGCATGCCGACGCATACCCGCATTTATCGCTGTCTTTGACACCTCGTCATTTCGACAGCCAACAATCATCGCAATCACTTCAACCTTTTCGCCGTTGCCGTACATCTCAAGAATCTGTTTTCGTTGTTTATCGTTTAACATTATTCCTCCGTTGCCGTACGCCGTATTTATTCATCGTTTGGTAAATCTGGCTGTCTTGCAATCCAGTCTCTGCGCGTATTTGTTTGAGTGGAGCACCTTGCAAATACATCTGCATAGCCTTCAAATGGCTTGGCATGATTTGTCTTAATTCACGCCGTCTTAGCCCATGCTTATTAGCAATAGCCGACACCGTGTTAATTGAGCAGCCATGTGTTGCTGCGATATACGCCAACTTCAACCCGCTGGCGTAGTCTCGCTTGATTGCGTCATGGTCGAATTCTCTGTTGCTATGCACGACCAATAAACTCCGCTGTGTGCTTGGTATAGATTTTCCCACTCGCAACAAGCCACCCAAAGCCATAAGACGTTGCGGTTGTGACCTTGCCAGTCGCTTTGATGCGGATTCGCATTAGTTGCGGCTGGGTTGGTTTTCCTAAGTTGTGCGTTGGGGTCATTCTGCACCACCTTGCCGCACTTTGGCGGCGAATTTATCGGCTATGCTGTCCCAGTCGTGAATATTATAGTTAGCTCCACAATGGCAGCCAGCGATAAACCCAGCACGCCCCGCCTCAGCACGGATTTCTGCAATCTGTTTACGTTGCTTCCACAGCTCGCAATGCTCTTTGTATATCTCACTGTCAGAACCTACTCGGTGCGCGTGAACGTCCAGCATGTAAACTGGGATGTAACAGCCGTTGTCCGAATCCGGATAAAAGCTCCCATCTTCTTTTTGCTCAGTCACATACTGAACTTGTGATTCGTTGGTGAAACCAATGTGAATCAGCTTACGTTGGCGCAATTCGTTCTCTAGGTTCTTAACCTTCGCCGCCAACGCATCGCGTTGCTCACGTGCTTTAGCTTTCATGTCACGCTGTTGGCGTGCGTTTTCTTCAGCTGTCTGCAGCTTCAAAACCAACGCATCGCGCTCAGCCTCCAACTTCTCAGCATTACGCTGAAACTCATCCATTTTCCATTCATCTGGGCGGTCACAGCGCCATTTGCCTAATTCTTCTGATAGTTTCATCTCACTCACTCCACCCATTCCGCTTAATAACAAGTCCAGCATACCGCAGCGCCTCACAGATTAGCGGCTTGCCTTGCATTACAGCCCTGTCTGCGTTTTCGCGCATCGTCTCAGAATCGTCAAATATGTAGCCGCCTTTGATGCACGTTTCGTCGATGACGTTGTAAAATTCTACTTGGTCACGCGCTTGCTCGATGCGCGCTTTGATTTCGTTGATACCAGACATATTACTTTCTCCATGGATAATCGTTACCAGTCCGCAGCGTTTCCTGCCAGTGGCGCTCTTGCTGCTCGATTTCGCGGTTGTGTTTGCTGACGTTGCGAATCAACAAAGCCAGCGCCGCGATGTTTGCCAGTATTAAGATGGTGATAATCATAACGCTGCCGCCTCAAACATTAGATGTAACGTTAAAAACAAGCCAGCAACTGCGATGACTGACCAGACTAAACCTTCCACAAACTCACTCCGATACACTTTGCGACGCTCCATATACAAGCCCTTCCATTGTTGCTAATAAGTCAGCTAACTGCGCTGCGTTTTCTAATTCCGCGGTGTATGACTTGAATGGCTCCATCGATGGGTTCTCCAAGTCAAACAGCGCTACATTTACTAAAACGTTTGCCACTGATACGTAGCACATGCCGACGATACGCTCACCGCGATATTGTTGGCAGTTGTACAGGTATGCCAAGCGCTGCAATTCAGCCACCACAGCGCCTGTGGCTGCGTCGTATCCTGCTAAGGCTTCCACCGTCTTGCGATGGCGCTTGGCTTCGCTCCAGCGGCTTACAGCCGCTTTGCTGATACCGTAGTGGTCGGCTAGTTGTTTTTGATTCATGGTGTTCATCCGTTGTTGTGCAGCACCGCGCTGCATGAGTTAACTATAAGTCAACTATGGAATAGTGCAACAACTTTTTGACTGGTCGGAGGAGTGATAAGAAAAAGGCGCGTTATGCGCCTACTTCTACAATATTGAAATCTATATTCTCTATCTTCTCCTGATTTGCCTTTTCAATAAGCTGGTTAGACTTAAATCTTGAGTAGTCTATGTGATGGTGCCATCTGTTGAACTTCCACACCACGGCAGAGACATCTGGATGCAGCTCGCTGAGCATTTTTGACTTCGGCAGCGTGCCTTCGCTGTCATAAAAATCCGCACTATTTCCGCCCCTCATTCGCTGTGTGGTTACTTTTCCACACAGAAATGCGTTTAGCTGTATTGTGCAAAGCCCGTCTTTTAAAACCCTTAGCGACAGGTCGGTGTCCTCGTTGTATCTTCCTCGCCATCTGTAACCGGATTCATTATCAATTAGCAGACAGCTATAAATCCTTGTGTTTGCAACAAATGGCGGCACTGGATCTCCTGACTTTGCAAAGGAGTAATAGTTAAGGCCTGCTACTGGTACGTTAGAAAACTTATCTATAAAGCATTCGGACAAATAAAAAACAGAGCTGCTATTGCATTCTTTTTTCTTGTTATTGTTCAGGTGATGGAAAGCGTCTAAGTTGTCATCCATTACCCAATGCTTTTTGCTTCCATTAGCAAGCGAGTGGTCTATACAAAAGTTTCTTGCAGCGCCTGGCCCTACGCTTTTTGTCATCCCCAAGCTGTCGCAAGTGTCGTATTCTTGCTTGTATTTTTCAGGCAAAACAAGTAACTCTGCAAATTTGTTTTTTGTTGCTCTGTAGGCATCCAGCTCGTTTTCCTCAATGACTATGAAGTGGTTAACGCGCATCTCTGCAAGTGCTTTTGTTGTCAACCCGTTATGGCTGCGTCCTTTTGATACTATATAAATAGGGTATTTGTTTTTTATGTCTTTTGAGGCGACATAAATCTCTTTTTTTTCAGACCTGTGCGGCTTATACGGGAACCAAATGCTTTTTGTTTTTTCTGTTACCTTCTGCTCTGCGGCGTCAGCAAGGCTTTTCCTGCAATCAAAATAAGCCGTTTTCCCATCAAAATACCTAGCTCTACCTATGAATTCTATCATGTCGTTTTTATTGCGGAATCTGACAAAAACAACAGACCCATCGACTGATGCAGAAATCTTTATGTCTATAATTTTTTGCTGATTGAATTCGGGCATTCCTGACCAATAATTCATATTATCCTCCGTTGTTATTCCCACCAACCCTACCACACTCACTCAGTCAAAGTGGTACAACCAGCACCGCCGCTTGCCGGAACCGCTCCAGTATGGCGGCTGGTATGTCGTGCGGTGGTAGGTCGGTGATGTTAGCGTTTAAGCGCCAACATCAAATCGCGTTGTGTTTTAGCCTTATCAGTCAAAACCGAAATGACTCTTGCGTCAATAGTCGATTCTGAGCAGATATGGATTATCCTCACGGGCTTGGTTTGCCCCTGGCGATATAGTCGGCAGTTGAATTGCTCGTAAAGCTCTAGCGACCAATTCAAGCCAAACCAAACAATGACGCTACCGCCTTTCTGCAAGTTGAGACCGTGACCAGCACTCGCAGGATGCGCCAACAGCATTTTTATTTGTCCGGCGTTCCAGCGGTTGATCGTTTCTGTATTTTTATCCAGTACAACCGCATCGGGGAACTTGTTCGTCAATCGCTCCAAGTCGCTTTTGTAGTTGTAGGCAATCAGTAAGTTTTCGTTTGGGTTATCTTCGAGCAAGTCCGCCAGCGCTTCGAGTTTGGCATTGTGGATCTCAACCCAATTCTTCAAATCGTCAACATACATTGCGCCGTTTGCAAATTGCAGTAGCTTGTTCGCCAATACGGCAGCGCTTTGCGCTTCAATGTCGTGACCGTTCATTTCCAAGAACAACTGATTTTCAAAATCCTCATACGCAGCAAGCGCTTTTTTGTCGAGTTGCACCGATAAAACCGATGGTACATAGTCGGGCATATCCAAATAATCTTCGGCTTTCATCGACAATGTATAGTCGGCGATCAACGCTTGGATTTTCTCGTTCGCACCTTCTCGCGGCGAAAACTTATAGCCCATGTAATCGGATTCAAAAAAGCGCTGTTTGTAGGTAGTCATTGTTTTACCAAGCGCGGCTCCAGAATCGACAAGGTAGGTTTGCGCCCACAAGTCCAGCAGCCCGTTTGGCGAAGGTGTGCCAGTCAACATGACCAAGTGCGTCGTTTGCGGCAAAATGCGTTTAAGTGATTTAAAGCGTTGACTCGATGCGCTTTTAAAGCTGCTTGCTTCGTCAATAATCACGCAGTCAAACGGCCAGCGCTTTTGATACAGGTCGCACAACCACGACACGTTTTCACGGTTAATCACATACACGTCAGCTTGCGCTTGTAGCGCTTGCATACGCGACTTCTCGCTGCCAGTGCAGACAGATACAACCAAATGGTTTAAATGCGCCCAGTTGCGTGCCTCTTGCTTCCAAACGCTGTTGGCAACACGTAGCGGCGCAATGACCAAGACGCGACTCACTGAAAAGCTGTCAAGCAAATCAGTGATTGCGGTCAGTGTCGTTACACTTTTGCCAAGTCCGCAATCCAACCACAATTGGCATCTTTTTTTATTGATTATAAAATCAGACGCCTTTCTTTGATAATTATGCAAATTTTCTCTATTTAGCATTTTGTTCACCGTGTCTTTTTGAAAACCCAAGCCGCAATTCTTCGGCCTTTCTCATGGCGATGGCCACATCTTTATCTTCACTGCTTCCGAGATGGTACGTTTCCCCGTTAAATTTCATTTGAGCGCACCATTTAGAAGTTTTCTTGTTGAAATAAACACCGGTCACCCCGCTTGTGTTTTTGCTGGATAACCTTAGATTCATGTGATTTTGTTGGATTGTGACGCTTGCCAGATTTTCGAGTCTGTTGTTGGCTCTATCACCGTCTTTGTGGTCTATAAAATCTGGCCAGTGACCGTAAGAAATCAGCCATGCCAAACGATGAGCCCTATAGAACTTTCCAAAAATTAAACAATGGATATATCCTTTGCCGTCAACTGTTTTTATTTCTTTACCCGAATATCGTGTATTCCAACTTTTAAGGCTGCATGGTTTGTTGATGTGCTTTTCTGTGCGGGGTTTCCAATACATTTTCCCGTTTGAAGGGTTGTATTCTACGAGCTCTTTTGCCTGTTCGGCTGTGATTGGATGAATCATTGTAAATTGCCCTTTGGTTTAAACATAACGTTTAGTATATACCAAAGGGCAAACAATTCAATTTTTATTTATCCCGTGAAAGCATTTGCCACCTCGATATTGTCAATAACCAGCACCGTGCAGCCAAGAGCAATTCGGCGTTCGTGATCACGCCGTTGCAGTTTGGTCGGTCTCGCACCTGGCGCTTTTAGCTCAATAAAAATAATTTTACCGCCAGGCAATGTAACAATGCGGTCAGGTACGCCGCGACGATTCGGGCTTGTGAACTTTTCACACAAGCCTCCTAAAGACTCAACGCGCTTGACTAGCGCTTTTTCAATATCACGTTCAAGCATGACCGACCTCTTTCAATAGTTCGTTTGCCATTTCAATGTATCGCGCATAGTCGACGTCTTGCGGTAGCGTATCGCTCAGCGTCATCATCGGTCTTGCGCCGTCAGACTTCGGCACTTTGTTGCTGTTCTTGGCGTATGCAATGCAAACGTCTTTATCGACAGCGCGGCTATAGTAAAAGCGAACAGCTTTGCCCAAATACTCACCACGCCAAACAGCGCCACCCGTCACGCGACGAACCGTTAAGAATTGGCGCACGTCTTGGCATTGCGTCACGGTCGTTTCAATAGGTGTTCCGTTTGCCAGATACTGCGCAACCGCATCAAACGCAATGTTACAATCTGGGTTCTTGGCCAAGCCGCCATCGGCAAACACGCCTTTGCGCTTTATCTCGCCGTCTGTCTTAACAGCAACGTAGTTGTTGACGTCGCGGCTAGCCAACAGCTTGTATTCTGCGCGTTCAAGCTCATAGCTAGTTGTCAGCATCCAATCAAACGCGATATTTTCCATGTCGTTGATTTTGTCTAACGGGCAACGCAACACAATGCCGTCAGTGTTGGCGCTAACTACCGCGACCCCTGCAAGCTCCATCGATTCGATTAGCATCAGTAGTGCAAGCTGACCTGTGATTGTTGTTTGTATCATCAAATCGGGCGCGTACAACGCCGACCACTTCGAGCCAAGTTTTCCGAACGAACCGTTGACGCAAATCTTGAGAGTGTTTGCCGTCACTTTGTCGCCTTCTTTCTTGGCTTTCAGTCGTCGGTCAACGATTGACTGATAAACCTTTAGAAATGGCGCGCCCATCGATTTGGGTGCAAGGTTTTGTTGCAAGATGATGTTCGGGTAGTAGCTGGCGACGTCATAGTCAAACAATCGATGATTCTCATCGGCGCGAACTAGGCGCGATTTCTCGCAGCTATGCAAGCCGCCAATGCCAAGGCTGTACTCAGTATCGCCCACTTTGATTTGAGCCTTTGCAAGCTCATCAGGCATCTTAACAGAGCCATTGTCGGCCAAGCGGAAAGGGATGGTTGTAACTAGCTTGAAAATGTCTTGCAGTTGCTTGGTTTGAAAGCTGATTATTTTTGGATCTAAGTAACGAAACACCGTTGAGTCATCAATATCAGGCTTGCGGTATTCGCGACCAGTCATCTTGTGCAGTTCTGACTTAATCACCGCTTCGGCAATCTGTGCGTCCGATTTGCTGCGAAGGTCAACGCCGTATTGTTCCGACATTTGGCAACGCAAATCAATTTGCTTTTCAAGCGACTTATACAGCAGCCATGTTGTTTCAAGGTCGTTTACGCAATAATCGCGCAACTCTTTGCGCTGTTCTGCTGTGATTTTAGCGTCCGGCTCAATCGGCAAATCTTGCACGGTCGGGGCGTGCAGTCTTGCGCCGTAAATCTTCAAGCTGCTTTGACCTGGCGCAACTTCGATGATGTCGATGTGATCCCAACTGTCAGGAATACGCACATCATGCTTGCGAAAAATCTGCCAAGCAGACAAATTGCTTTTGATAATGTCGTCGCACAACTTTTTAATCGACAGATTTGACCAGCCGCAAAGCGCAGCGTAGATAATGCCAAGGTCAAACGAATTGCCGTTAAAACTAATTGTGGTGCAAGTATTCATCAACGATTTGACCGACTTAATGTCAAAGTCTTGACCGTCGAATTTCTCAAAGTGCCAAATTTTATTTGTAGCGGGTTCAAAAGCGGATAAAAGCAGATAATTTGAATAGACTTCGCAGTCTATAACGATTTGTTTTTTCATGGGAGTAGCCCGTAGTTAGAAAATAAAAAGCGCCCCGAAGGGCGCAAGGTCAACAAATTTTAGAATTCGTCGTCATCGCCAAATGCATCAAACGCATCGGCTGAAATACCACCATCGCCGAACGGCTCACCATCGCGCACAAACTGCACGCCGTCAAGCTGTGCGTTTACACGTTTACCGTACTGGTTATTCTGACCCCACAGCGACACGATAGCGTTCACGTAGCAGCCAGCATACACGATGTTGTCATCTTCGGTGATTGGTGACTTTTCACGGTCAATGACCAACGGGCGTTTTTTGGTAGACGCCTTGATTGTCATTTTACCTTCGTATTCATCGCGACCCATGTCGTCGCCATCTTTCAAACAAACTTTGTCAGATGCGACTTTTGACTTGATGTCGTCTTTCTGAATACGCGCGATTTCAGTTTCAATCTGTGCGATAACGTCAGCGTGTTCTTTCTTGTCAAGAATGAATGTCGCTTCGTATTTGCCAGTTGGAACACCGCCAAAAGCAGCTTGTTGAAACAATGAAGGGAAAGACAGACGAACATTTTGTAATTTAATTTTAGCCATTTTAGCTTCTCACATTTTGGTTTAAGTTGATTGTCATCGCTGACGGTTTTAAGCATAGCTTAACTGTTTAATCGTTGCAAGTATCAAAATCAGAAATATTTGCGCCGATTGGTGGGCGCTTGTCCGATGCTGGCGCAAGCGTTGGTTTGCCTTGTGGCTTTGTTACCAATTCGTGCAGCAGGTCGGCTTGCTTTTTGCCCAAAAGTTTTTCGGCCTGTGCAACGCTGACAAACGTCTTTTTGTACAGGTCGGATTCTTCAAAGCGCTCAGATAGCACTTGTTCGGCGTGCTGCTCATCAATCCATTGACGGATGCTACGACCTTCAACCAGCTTGTAACCGCCGATGTTCTTGCCGTCCAAAATCTGCTCTGTTGCGTACTGCTCGACAGATGACAACCAGCTTTCAATCAGCTTGCGATTGTCCAGTGCAAGTTTTAACTGCGATTCGGTCAATTGGTTTAGCTTTGGTAACGAATCGATGTCGATGACTTCAAACGATTGTAGCAGCGTTGTTTGCGTCAGGTTGTAAAGCGCCGGACACGTTGCTTTAGCCTTGCACCATTGACACTGCTTGTCGCCTGGCACGCGCTCAGCGTTTGGAGTGCAAGCCATGTTTGCGCGCTCTTTGATGTAGCTTGCAAACTCGTTTAATTGCTCGACAGTTATTTCCCACTCGCTGATGTGATCAAGTCGAGGCTGCACAATCGCAATAGATACCTTCTCAATGTCGGCAAACGAACCGAAGTCATTGATTGCGCCCAATGCGTACAGTTGAGCTTGGTAGTTGTTTTCGGCGTCGACCTGAACACCTTTCCCGTATTTCAAGTCAATCACGCGCAATGTCTTTGACTTCGCATCAATTACAATGGCGTCAGACGTCCCAAAACCTTCTGGCACCCACGGACTGAAATCAACGCGCTGTTCGTAGAAGTGTTCGCCACTGAACGAACAAACGTAGTCAACATATTGTTGCACGTATTCGCACATTTCCAAATCGACTTGTCGACCTTCAAAAGTCATGCCTTCGCATGATTTGCAAGACACGCCGTTATTTAAGCAGTATTCCGCCAATGCGTGTGCGGTTGTACCTTCGGCTGCAAACTCACTACCTTTGTCTTGGAAACCTTCTTCGGCGCTGACGCTGCCAGGGCAACGCGCCCAGCGGTCAGAACCGGACGCGCTTAAACGCGCATGAGCAGCCATTACAGCTGCTCCAGTTTTTGCACGAATGCTTGTAGATTTTCAGGTGATAAGTCGGCCACCTTCGCGGCTTTGTACTCTGACAAAATCGCTTTGATTTTCGACTTGTTGGCTGGGTCTTTACGACTCAACTGCAAACACATCGCTTGCGCGTCATCGGCGCTAACGGTAGCCTTTGCGACCTGCTCAACGACTTTCACAGCTTCTTGCACGACAGGCGCAACGGCTTGTGGTAAGTCGACCGTTTGATTGACTGGAGTTGTCAACAGTAAAACCATGTTTGCGTTTAGCTTTTCAATTGCAGCGGTAAGCTGCTCAATTTTGGATTCTAAGGACATTTTCGTTTCTCACTTTTTAAGTTGATTGGCTTTGTAGTTTTAAGCTACACTTACATTTTAAGCATAACTTAAAACGAGGTCAACCATGTTAGATGAATTGTTTTTACACTTTGGAAGTCAGTCGGCGCTTGCTCGACGTTTAGGCATCAGTCCCGCAGCCATTGCGCAATGGCTGGTTGATGGCGTACCGCCAGCCAGAGCCATTGAGATTGAGAAAATAACAGGCGGCAAGTTTAAGGCCGTTGATTTAGTTGGAGTGACGAAAGATGCAAGATAAGGTGATTTTTCCACTGACGGATAAAAAAGCGCCTGCTGTTCCTGAGAATACCGACTGGCGCGATTATCGCGGCAGTGTCAAAAGCAAGCTGGTCGGCGTCATGGTTCCTCGCGGCGTCATTGTGTTTGATTTGGACACCTATAAAGGCGTGACGACCTCAGACGTTGAAACGGCGCTAGGTTGTGAAATCGATTGGCCAGCAGCAGAGTTGCAAAAGACACGCAGCGGCGGCACGCACTACGTGTTTCGTGTGCCTGTTGAGCTTGATTTGACTAACGGCACGAATGTTTGTGGCGTTAAGCACTTCGACACGCGCGCTAGCTTTAAAGGTTACATTGCAACGGGCGAAGGTTACGAAAATCTGACGTTTTCCGATTCGGTTGTTGACGCTATTCACGACGTGTTGATGTGGCCTGAATTACCGCAAGTGGCGCTTGATAAGTTGGTTGGCGGCGTGGCGGTCGATTCAGAATCGTTTTACCTGCTCGACGCTATCGCAGCGCAGCCGCTTGATATTTCGTGGAGTGATGCCGTTTCGTTTGTTCGCAAGCTCAGCGCAGAGCAAGCCGAATCTTCGGACACCTGGTTAAAGGTGATGATGGCCATTTACCATCAATCACAGGGTTCTGAAGAAGGCTGGCAGTTGTTTGATGAGTTCAGCCAGTTGTCACCGAGCAACTACGACAAGGCTCGCAATCGCAAGCGCTGGGAAAGTTTGGCGCGTAGCAAGAAAAGCAATCCAGTTACGTTTGCAAGCGTCATTGAAATGGCAGGCGGCTTTGCGGTTGTTGAAAAAGAAAAAGTTGTCGGCGCAATGGATGCTATTCGCACAGCGCAAACGAAGGATGAGCTTGAATCGGTCATTCGTGACATTGCAAAGTGCAAGCTGACCGAAATCGATTCGACGCTGGCCGTCAAGCTGTTGATTAAGCAGTTTAATGCTGTGCTTGGTGAGAAGCTGAGTGAAGCGCAGGTAAAGCGTTTGATCCGAATGTCAAAGCCTAAGCAAACCGCAGAATTCTATGACGACTATGTGTTTCTGACTCAGGTCGGGGAATATATGGACAAGTCGACGAAGGTCACTATGGGACCACGGTCTTTTGACGTGCTGCACGGGCGCGATACACCAACTGATGCAGACGGCAATCCGCAAAGCGCCACATCGTATGTCAACAATAAAATTGAGTGCGTACACACGGGAATGTACGCCCCAATGTTTGACGAGTTTTTTACCTATGACGGCGTGAAATATTTTAACACGTACAAACCAAATCCACTACGCAGAAAAGACTGGAACGGTTCGCAAACTGTTGAAATGGTCAAAGGTCACATTGCGCACTTGTTGCCAGATGAGAGCGAACAGCAATTGGTGATTAATTATCTGGCGCACAATGTGCAGCACCCGGGCAAGAAAATTCAGTGGGCGATTATCCTTCAAGGTGTGCAGGGGGATGGCAAGAGCTTTTTTGCCGAGTTGATGTCAAAGCTGTTGGGTTCAACCAACTGCCGAACCATTAGCGTTGAGTCGCTGGACGAGAAGTTCACAGCGTGGGCGGAAGGTAGTTGCATGGTGTTTATTGAAGAATTGAAGCTGGACAACTATCGCAAATACGAAACGCTGAACAAGTTGAAGCCGTACATTACGAACCCGACCGTTAGCGTTCGCAAAATGCGCACAGATGCGTATGAGGCCGTCAACACGACCAACTACTTCGCGCTGACCAACTTCAAGGATGCGCTACCAATTGATGAGAATGATCGCCGGTATTGCGTGTTGTTCTCACAGTGGCAAAGCGCCGAAGCGCTTAATGCGTGGAAGGCTACAAACCACAACTACTATCCGAAACTGTACGAAGCGATGCGTAGCCATCCTGGCGAGCTTCTCGACTGGTTGATGTCGCACCAGATACCGCAAGAGTTTTTAGAAATGACTGTTGCGCCACGAACTAAGGCCAAAAACACAATGGTCGATATGGCGAAGTCTGCCGACTATCTGCTGGTCGAAGATGCTTTGGCCGAGTTCGAGTGTGAAGATATTTCTAGCCACGTTGTCAATGTGACCAAGTTGCAGAGGAAAATTGCCGAGAGCTTAACCTTCGGAAATGA